AGCCCAGACACGCCGCTGCTCGGGGCCGTCGTAGCCAGAACCTCATCAAGCCAGCGGCGAAAGCGCAGGTAGCGCATGCCGCCGCCTTCGAAGCGTTGAGGCTTGAAGCTGACAAAGCCGTGGGTCACCGAATGATCCGGCAGGCTCAGAGCCCAGCCCGTGGTGGTGCCCAGGTCGAGCGCCAAGATGGCTAGGGGTGTGGCGTTGTGTTGGTGATGCATCGGGGAAGTCCTCCAAGGGTGCGAACAAGCGCTCTTGCCAACTTGTTCATGCGACCTGGAGGAGCCCAGGCACCGCCGGGTCAGGGCTGGTGCGGCTCCCTCATGTCCGTTGCTGTTACGGCTGCGGGGAAGTCAAAGCGGCTCAAATGGCAACAGCCAGAACCGACTTCAATCTTTCATCTTTCAACGCCAAGTGCATGGGCCTTGGGTAGTAGAGAGAGATATTTCAATATTTATTTATTTCAATCTAGTTCTCCTTCTCTCTGTCTCTGTCTGGGGGCTTCGCGCGCGCGAGGCTCTAGGCCCCCACTATTTATATGTGTATCTCTAGTGGGGGGTTTGAAAGATGAAATTACTGAAGCAAGCCCATCCGGGCGCCGCCTGTACCTCATAGGACCTTGATCCACTGAGCCGGGCGACCCTTGCTTTGCAGGGCCATCATTTCGATCAGCCCAGCCTCAGCCAGTGTGCGCAATACCCCGTCACGCTGGCGGTGATCCATGAACTGGGTGCGTCTGGTGAAGTCGCTCTTGGACATACCGGCCATGCCGGCATCCCGCAAGATTTGCATGGCCCGCTTGTGGTGGGACTCGACCTGGTTCTCGGACACTCGGGCTGACGCCTCACGGATGGTGAGCTCGGCACAGTGGCGCGAGAGCATGATCCCCCACTCGGCATCTTGGTCCTCGATCTGTGGATCTACGGGGTCACGCGAGACAGCCCGGATAAGCGCCAATTTGGTGGCGTTCTCCTCAATCCGGGCCAGGATGGAGGAGTAACCGGTGCCGCGAGATGTACGCAGGCGCTGCACCAACTCCTGGTCAAGCTGGCGAAAGGTCGCTCTGGCTTGCGGGGTCATCGGGACGACGCGTGGATCCACCAGCACCTCATCGATGGCACCCGCATCCGTGAGATTGCCGTTGAGCTTGCCGCCTCCTTGGTGGATGAGGATCAGCCGGTCAATCAGGTCCTGGGGCGGGTCGATGACGCCAAACGCCTCGTTGCTGTCCGGGAAATCGTCCTCGCTTTCCATGATCAGGAAGCGCGCCAGGGACCCGTCGGCCACGTTGGACGCCTGCAGCGCCTGCCAAAAGTGCAAAGGGGTCGTGGTCCCATAGATGCAAGCGCACGGCTGGTGAATGGCCCGATGCGCGTTGTTTTGCTGGGTGCTTGCGTACTCCACCCCGAAGTAGGTGGTGCCCGAGGTGGTGTAAAGCTCGGTCATCAGGTCCAGGATTTCGCACACATAACGCGGCGAACGCTTGCGGTCGGCTGCTGCCGAGAGAAACATCCCAAACTCGTCGAGTTGGAACAGGATCGCGGGCTGGCGTTGGATGGCCGTCAACAAGCCAGAGCCTGACGCGATCTTGTTGCCGCCCAGGTATTGCAACAGGTTGGCCTTGCGAAACAACTCGTTGATCACAACACGGCTGTGGTTTTTTCCGGCTCCACTCTCGGCGATGCCAACCACATACAGGTTCGAACGGATGTTGCTTTCGGTGCGGTACTTGCGCCCCATGAGCGCCCCTATGGCACACAAACTCGCGCCAAGGGCAAGGACTGGCTGGGGGCGCTTGGCCGTGGCCGCCATTAAGGCCATCATGTCTGCGATCACACCGCCCACCTGATCCCAGCCGACCGGCATCGGCTTTGGTGGTGGCAGGGAGATTTCCTGCGGCTCAATGGAAATGGGATCAGCGGCCTGCAGCGCTTGCAAGAGCTCACGCGCTGGGTGGTGCCCGTTCATCACGATCTCACCATTGAGTTGCATGCCAGACTCAGGCTTCCAGCCGTTGTCCAGCGCCAGCTTGTAAATGGTTCCAGCGCCAATGCGCTGGGGAGCAAAGCTGCGCCAGCTGCGTGCAGTCGTCTTGGGATCGTTCTTGTGCGAGCTTTCGGACCACGCCTCAAACAGAGGCCAGCCGTCATCGCCCAGCGCACCCTTGATAGCCATCCCGATCCGGACCCAACTGTCGTAATCCAAGTCGGCGTTGACGATGTGCCTGAGGGCATCTTCGACCGCCTCATAGGTGCCGCGCTGCTCAGGTAGGTTGGCGAACTCCATCGGCGCCCGCAGCCCTACGCCAAGTGTCTTTGGCCGCAGTTCGGCTGGAATCAGCCGGTATGCCTCCTTGGCGAACTCGCGGGCTTGGGCCTCCGTGATACCAGGCAAGTCATCGGGGCTGAGGTCCGCCAAGGTGCTAACTGGCCAGTCGTAGGGCTTGCCGGTATCCGGGTGGATACCATAGGCGATGAACTGCTGACCCACCCCCAGCACCTCGATGGGCGGGTACTTGAAGCCGGAAAACGGCTGCACGGCCCGGTACACAAGAAGACGCTTGGGTGCATGCCCGATGCGAACGGCAGGTGTGTCGCCCAGCATCCGCTTGGCAAGAGCCTCCATCTCCAGGGCGATGGTGGGTGAATCGAGAATGTCGATGTCAATGCCGATCACCCGGCCAGCGGCAATGCCGATGCCAGCTTCGGGCCAGTTGCCCCAGACGTCGACCTCGTTGTCGGTAGTGTCACGTTCGCAGTGGCGGCTCCACTTTGGGTATTCGTGCCAGGCGCCGAGCTTGTACAGGCCCGGCTTCTTGGTGTTGGGTTGAATCGGCAGGATCGGAAAACCGCGATCGACCAGGGTGGCGCCCAACTGCGCCATGTAATTCTTGTTTCTCATGGCGCTCATCAAAAGGGTGGGTCATCGGCATAGGCCTGACGAAGGAAGTCTTGAAACGCGGTCACGACCACCGCAATGAGCTCTGACCACTCCAGTTCGGTGAACGTCGCTAGGTCAGTTTTTGAGAGCGACTCCACGAAGTCGCCCCCGCTTTGACTGGCGGCGGCTAGCGCCGCCCTCTCGTGCTTATTTGGATCGATCATTCCCTTGAGCCTTGCCGCAATGTGTTGACACCGAATCGAGCACAGCACCACGCGTGGCGCGTCGATCCCGATAAAGTCGGGCGAGAATCCCAGACCGTGGGAATCCCGCCGGCAGATGGCGCAAAGCTTTCGTGCACCGAAGGATGGTTCTCGGAGCCGCCCGGCGCAGGTGACCTCTGGCATCGTCAAAACCGAGCGCCAACTATTTCGGTAAAACGCCCGCTAGGGCGCACCGCAATCTGTTGGGGGCACTTGAGGCGCTGTGCGAGCGCCAACGCCTCGTCGACACGCCTTGGCAGAGCCACCCCGGGAGCGCGGTTGGCCCACCAACTAATAGCCTTCTGGCGCGCATAACCCTGGTGCTCGACACAAACCCATTCGCTATGCGCGATCAGCCCGCTCCAGTAGTCCACCCGAAGCGACGGCGGCCTGCCAGGCTTATCGTGCCGGGCGTAAGAGACACTGGTGACGGGCACCCACTCCGACTTACCGGAGGTCAGCACGTCCAGGTTGCTGGCCTTGGCTTCGATCTTGAGTTCTGGCGGTGGAAACACATGCCCGCAATCCGGACAGGTGCGCACCGAGGCGTGAACGATGCTGTCGCACTCGGGGCAAACCTTGGTGGGCGCTTCACCACCCTCCCCGGCTTTCGGTGTCTTGGGCTTGATCGCGTCGATTGGCCCGTGACGCTCAATGTTGCCGGCGAAGTCGAGCACCAAGCAGTCCGTCTTGCCAGCAGCCAGACGGCAGCCTCGCCCAACGATCTGCACATACAGTCCCGCCGACTTGGTTGGCCGCAGCATGGCCAAGAGGTCAACGCCAGGTGCATTGAACCCGGTGGTAAGTACGTTGGCATTGGTCAGACATTGAATCCTGCCGGCCTTAAAGTCATTGATGATGGCCTCGCGCTGGGCACCAGGCGTGTCCCCAACGATGGTCTGGCAGGTCACGCCCCGAGCACGGATCGCGTCACGAACATGGTAGGCATGGTCCACACCGGCGCAGAAAATAAGCCAACTCTTACGGTCTTTGCCGTAGGAAAAGATTTCATCCACCGCGGCCTGAGTGATCGAGTCTTTGTCGACCGCCGCCTCCAGGTCCTTGGCGATGAACTCGCCGCCACGAGTACCCACACCAGTCAGGTCAATCTGCGTGGCCATGCGCTTGGATATCAGAGGCGAGAGGTAGCCTTGGTCGATCAACTCGCGCACCGACACCTCATAGGCAATGTCGGTGAAGATCGCGTCACCCCCTGCATGCAAAAGCCCAGAATCCAACCGGTACGGGGTCGCGGTCAGTCCAATCACCTTCATCTGAGGATTGAGCCGACCCAGGTCAGCCAGAAAGCGCCGGTACATGGTGTTGCTCGAGCGCGGAATCAAATGGGCCTCGTCAATGAGCACCAGATCGCACTGCTGAACGTCGTAGACGCGCTTGTGGATCGATTGGATGCCTGCGAACAGGATCCGAGCACCGATATTGCGTTGCTTTAGGCCAGCTGAATAAATACCCGCCGGCGCATCGGGCCAAAGGCGCAGCAGCTCGGCGTGGTTTTGTTCGATCAATTCGCGCACGTGCGTCACGATCAGAATGCGCTGATCCGGGAAGGCCTTGAGCACGCCTTCAACGAAGGTAGCCATAACGAGCGACTTGCCACCGGCGGTCGGGATCACTACCAGGGGGTTACCCGTGGCCTCGTGAAAGTAGTTGTAGATGCCTTGAATGGCACCGCTTTGATACGGACGAAGGGTAAGGCTCATACTCGTGCTCCTTAAAAGGTGTTCGCATACTTGGTTCTTCCGGTGTCGCGCCAGCGATTCCCACTGGCGAACTCGTACTCGACCCAGTCCTCCCCTGCGTCGACTTGCTGGCCGGGCACCAGCGATGGAATAAATAGGTGCATGGCGCAGGCAGCGCGTTGGTCAGCCTCCGTCAATCGGCGGTCGTGACGTGCGCAGTGCCACCCACCATCGACAGGTGTCGCATGTAAGCAGGTACGGCAATTGACTTCAGGTGCTGCGGCATCTGATGCATCGGCGTGACACACGGGTGCGTGATCACACATCCGACACTGGTACCAGGAGGGATCCGGACTGATTCGCGGTGGCGGTGTAGCGGCAAAGATCACGCGTTCTGCCTTGGTCATGAGCCCCATTGCAAACGCTGGGTCTGCCTCGACCCGCTCAACGTAAACGTCGTCAGTGTCCTTACAGACCGCCAGATACATCGCACGAGTCAAGCTCATCAGGTGCATGTAGGTTTGCATCTGCGCAAAGTGCAGCGACTTGCTCTCGCGCACCTTCTTTGCCAGCAGGTCGTTGAAGCTTTTGACCGAATGCGTCTTGAACTCCAGGACATGCCATGTCTTAGGCGCTTCCAGAAGGTTGATGGCCACACCGTCAAGCGAGCCACCAAAGTGGCCACCTTGCGCTTGGACCCGAAACTGGCGGCCCGTATCTGGATCAACCTCCA